TGTTATGATAACTGCCGATGCTACATAGATTATCGGTAGGGTAAAATTACATCAGTTAAACCCTCATAGAGGGCATTAAACCTCTTTTCAATTATATTAAGAAAATGGCTACTCCCGTATACGGAAAGCAATTTATCCGTTTTGCCGAAACAGGTCTTGTAGATGATGCTGTAAGCCTCTCTCAATTCCGCGTCGTTGAAATCGACGTAGCTGCAGCAACTGAGCCTCCTACCATCAACTTGATGCAGGACGGCAACAGTGCTGCTTTCGGTGTGCTTCAGCAAGACGTTGACGCTGTGGACCCTGACAAAGCAACAACTGGCCAACGCCTTGGCACTGTTGCTACCTCAGGTCTGCTGCTCGTCATGGGCGACGACCAAAAGAAATGTACAGTGAACTCCGCTCTTGAGACCAAGGACGGCGTTGCTGTAGGCGACGGTTCAGGTACAACCGGCCTGACTGTCAATGGCACTACGCCTATCGTCCGTCAGGAAGTTTACATTGGCGGCGAGTACTACGTCCTCGTCAGCTTCACCTGATAATTTAACTTACTACCCTCGGGCTTGGCATCAATCGTGTAAGACCAAGCCCGTCATCTTCTGCAGAAGGAGACATTAAAGACAATGATGAATCTTAAAGATACCTACGCAGGTGTCGATCCAATTCTAACTACGTTGGCTCAGGGCTACATGCTGCCCGAGACAAATATCGCCAACTTTATCGCTCCCGTGGTGGACACCCCCACCCGCGCCGGCCGCACACTGCGGTTTGGTAAGGAAGCTTTTGCTATCCGCGACTACCGTCGTGCATACGGCACCAACATTCCTGCTATTCAGTCTCGCTTTGACAGCGATCCCTATGCACTGGAGCAAGAAGTCGTTGCTTGGGAACTTCCTGAGGAAGTGATCGAGAATGCTGGTGAAGGTCCTGCTCAGGTTGACTTGCGTGCTATTGAAACACGTAACGCCATGAGTGGTCTCATGAATGCTTACGAGGTTGCAGTCGCAGATGCTGTGCACGGCACACCTGACGGCGTTACATTCCTTATTCCTGAGTACGAAGCTGCTACAGCTGCTGGCATCGGACTTGGCTATGCCAAGTGGGGAACATACAGCGCAGAAGCTGATACCCGTAACATCAGCCGCAGCCCCGCTAACTGGCGTGGTGCTACTGCTAACCCAATCACCGACGTTCTGTCCTGGAAGCGTGCAGTTTCTAACCAGATCGGTGTCCGTCCTAACTCGATGGTTATTGGTTCCGCAGTGTTCGATCGTCTTCTGACTTCAGAAGCAATCCTCGACCGCATTCAGTACACCAGCGCCGATTCAATCGACGTAGACGTACTTGCTCGTTACTTCGGTCTTGAGCGTGGAATCCGCGTTGCTGAAGGTCGTAAGCTCAACGATGTTGACGGACAACTTCTTCCCGTGTTCCCTGAAGATGCCGTGTTGCTGTTCTACAGCCCACTTGGTGCTTCTGACTCCGTAATGCCTGCTGGCGGTGCATCCTCCGCTACTCCTGCATTCGCTTACACCTACCAGTTGACTGGCACACCTGCTGTGCGTCCTGAGTACTATATCCGTGAGCGTCGCGTGGTTCGCGCTGAGATCACTGTTGAGCGTACTATCAACATGACTGGCCTCGGTGGCACTGGCAAGATTGGTTCTGCCTTCTATATGGCCAACGTCTTCGAAGACTGATTCATCCTAACTTATTTAACCTAGGAGGAATCCTCAATGCCCGTTATCGTACCAATTCCAAAGTCGGCGTTTATCGTCACGATCGCAGGGATGGAGACCATTTGGACTACATTCTCTGGAATCGTCGATACCGCTGAATCTGGTCAGTACGCAAACGGCACAGGACGTCGGATTTACAAAGTCGTTGGCCCTCGTGCCCTCGATGATGTTACCCTTTCTGCGCCGTATGATCCCGCCTTTGCTCACACTATTGAGCAAATCTGGTCGGATTACAACTGCGAATTCTTGACCATCACCATTCAGCCTACATCATGTAATGGCGACGATCCTAACAACACTCCATATCAGCTTTATGGCTGTCAGCTTCAACAGCTGACCGTTGCTGAAATGGACCGCGAAAGTGGCGATGTTGGAACGATCGAACTCGTCTTCACAGTGAACGATTGGAACTACTCCTGATCATTCACACATAACTTTTAGCCCTGCAGATTCACTTCTGTGGGGCTTTTTTATTATAGACTCACAAAGAGTAGGGTAAAACTCTCTCAAAGGTCCCTGGCAGTAAGATTTTGAAGACAACCTTCGGCCCGGGCGTAATTGTTACGTCCAAATGGTTAAACGGTGCTAAAGAAATATTTTTTGACGGTCTGGACGCAGACTGGCATTATGCACCAATTAACGGTAAAGATGTTCAACGTGGTGGAGCAGACGGACTAGATTCAGTCTATGTTACTGTAACCACTGACCAACAATTCGGGGGAACGCCTGGAATTACTGGTCGTAAAAGCTTCATGGGACAAGTTCAGTTTGGTGATAAGACCAATTCTTCTGGATTTGTTTCCCCACTTTCTTGGAACACCAATGCTCGGTTTAATACCGGTGGTGCTGACCAAAACTTCACTTTGAAGTTCGCTAACCTTGAGGATGCAGACCTCGTCACAAAGCAAGTACTGTCTGAGCAAATCAGCAGCTTCCCTGTGATCGACGAAGGATTCTTCTAAATGCCAAGGTATGCACCGCTACCCAGAATCGAACTTGACCCGCGTTCTGAAGTTGAGCTAGTAAAAGCCGCTGCTCGTAGGGTCTATGAGGCGTCGTCATCTACACTGAATGACTTCTCTTCAGGTTCTCCAATCATGGCCCTGCTTGAGGGTCAATCATTTGCACAAGCTGAGTTTCTTCAGTTTGCTAACGAATTTCCTGAGTCAGTCCTTGTAGAATGGATTGGCCCATTTCTTGGTGCGCAAAGGCGTACGGGTGCTGGGGCACTTGTAGATGTCACTTTTACTATCAAACCCACTGACGGGCCCTTTGTCGTATTTGAAGGGTTTCAATTAGGTACTGATCCTAATTTCACTGGTGGCCAACAAGTTAAGTTTGTAACCATAGAGCGTCTCACCATCCCCGCTGGAAGTATTGAAGGGAGTGTGCGCTGTATTGCTGTTGAGACTGGCACAAGAGGCAATGTTGCTCCTGGCACTGTAGTAAAAAGTCTCTCGTCTTTAGCTGGTGTCCTTAGCATTACCAACGCTGAGAGTGCTAGTGGTGGGCAAGACGTTGAGTTACTTTCTGAAGTAAAAGAGCGCTTCTTCTCGCTTATCCGTCGTCGTAACCCGGTTTCATCTGAGGACTGGACTGATTGGTTTAGTGATGCGCTAGGACCTGGAACAACGGTAACTGTCCTTCCTCGCCATAGCGAGCGCGGAACGTATCTGTTTGAAACTGACTATATTCGCTCTAACCCGTCTGTTTCATTCTTTGTGCTGAACCCCGATGGAACTCCCATCACGGACAAGCAAAAGGATGCATTAGAGACACTGATGAAGTGGTCTTTGCCTGTTGAGTTCCAAGGATACATTTATCCTATGGAAGTAGACGATGTAGATATTAACCTAACCCTTGAGTATGATCCTGCAAAAGGATACTCTCAAAATCTTCACGACCTTTCATCAACAGTTAGGACTAGTTTATTCTCATTGATGACACCTAACGCGGTGTTCCCGGTGGACTATGATGCGTCAGTGCTTGATGTACAGAATGCTCTGACATCATCATTCCCTATTACTTTAGGTGTTGACAACAGATTTACTGATCCAAACATCGCTGACATCAGCGCATACTTCCCTCCCACTGACCTAGGAGTGAATACCTTTGTTAATATCGAACCACTAGAGTTTAAGACGGGTTATAGGTTCAAAGCTGGAGATCTCATCCTTGAAAGCACAGACGAGGGTCCATACTTCTACCCAGTACTGTTAGATTTTGATCCTGACAACAACGATAAAGCGCAATACGTTAACACAGGAGACCTGAGCTTTACTACTATCCAAGCTCTTGTCCCTAAGCAGTACGCAACTGGGGATGTTATCTCTTTAGCAGGTGTTTTGCATGTAGTCCTTACTCCTTTCTTCCACTCAGATCGAGTAGACGCGAAAAAGTTAATTGCTGATGGCATCTTAAGTGAGCCAAAGTCATTTTCAGTTTTTGAAGGAGCAGTCAATGACAATGACGGAACAGGTAAGTATAATCCTGACATCTTTAGTGTAGAGCAAGATGACTTTAAGAGCACAATTTATGTTCCCGCTGAGCCTGCGTCTGTAGACTATAACAAGAGAGTGGGATACTCAGTCTATGTCGCTAAAACTAACTTCTATGTAGAGCCTAAGTCAACAACTCTTGGCTTTGCTCAAAATGCTGGTTACGTTAGCCAAGACTACGTGCCCATGAATCTTTTGTTAGATGGGATTACTTACTCTCAAGATACGTTTGTTAAGACACCTAGAGACACTGAGTTAGAAACTAACCAATTCACTGAAGAGTATTGCTACATCACAGCAGAGGAAGGGCTAAAGGAGTCATACTTCTTAGTCAATAAAGAATTCTATTTCACCACTGAGGATAGCTCGTACACAGCTAAAGTTGAAGAGCTTATCCTTAATGGTGTCTTAAGTCCTGCGTTAGTAGACTCCTTTACAGAGTGCGGACGGTCTGTATTCAAAGATAAGCCATTCCGCTACTCAACTAGGTTTAGGTTAGGTGAGTACGTTCGTTATAGAGAGAAGGGCGGGTTTAGTTCAGGTGAGCTCGAAGAGTGCTTTGAACAAAGTGAGTCTTGTGCTGAAGTATCGGCTCCTTGTAAATTCCTTCTCGAGTCATCTCTCCCTCTTCCGCGTTACTTCCAAGCCAGGAAAGACTTTACGCCATACACTACTGACATTGATCAAATGATTAGTGATGGGGTCCTTGAAGAGGTATCTCGCTCACAGTTTAAGTCCACATACAGCCTAGTGTTGGACGTCTATACTTACGCATACTCAGACAATATCGTCCAGGCAATGGTCTCGGTTGGTTC